GACGGAAGAGACGGACGTCTTTGATATTTACCTAGGATACAAGTGTGACCCATTTGTCGAAAAACTTAGAGAGAGGGGGTTCGAGTCTTGGATGCAGACGATTACCAATAGACGAATTAATTTCTGATGTAATATTAACAAAATGTCTCAGCGACTTGGTATGGCCGATGGCAGGTGTTTCACCATAAACACTTCCGCTCAACTTCTCAACAACTACATGATGAAGCAAAATGGTATCACTTTCGAGGACAACTACTCGTACCGCAAGTTACTTCAGTCCCAAGGTCCCAGTCTTCTCTCCAATGTACAGGATCAGCAGGGTAAGGGGAACTGCAACAAATGTGATAAACCTCTTCTCAAGATGCCCGATATTTATTAGGTGAGAGAAATCACGAAAAAAACTTTAAACCCGTATTCTAGAATGTCGACATGTGCCATATGTCTCAATGAAGTCAAATCGACGAGGACAAATCCTCCGATTCGTTGTGGACATGTGTTTCATTCCCACTGTCTAGAAAAATGGAAAGAACAAGGTAAGAATACATGCCCCACTTGTAGAAAAGTTTTTGACGCTTCACAATTTAAAATTGTAGTTACGATTCAAAACAATTACACAGCGACAGCAAACTCTGTGTCCTTGAACGAAGAATCGACATTTGATGTACTAGATCTCTTCGACATTACCTTTGATGTAGAAAATCAACCCGATCTAGATAGCATTCTTTCAGACCTTGGGGTGAGTCTTACCGACTTTGATTCCTCGGTTCTTGACGCAGAATGAACTACAATATCTCTCATAATTCAATCCGGGATAGTCTCTGGAAGCCTTACGAGGATCCATGATAGCCTTACCTTTTGCATCAGTCAGAAGTGGACCTGTCGCCCACCCACGCTTGTGACTGAACACATTCGCTTTGAATACGATACGCTTGCCAACCCTAAATGGACCAGCTCTCTTTATCCTAGATTCTGGAACCTTGAAAAACTTGGCTGTAGATGCTACTGTATCTCCAGGTTTGATTTTGTATTCAACAACTCCATGTTGTTTGTAGAAGTGAAAATCCCCTTGACGGATATAGTTCGATGGACGCCCAGGAGAGACGAACATCATAACTTTGTAGTATCCCTTTTTACATTTCTCATCAGCTCCCACACTGTATACCAGTTTGGGATTATCCGAAACAACACGCTTTGGAAGACCTGTACAATGTGTATATGAATGATTTCCATTTGAGAGTCCAGACCTATCACCAGGGATAGACTTTTGCCACCTATAGGCTTCATAGTCACCCACGGCGTAGGCATAACAGTTGTTATTTCCTATACCTTTCTGGGAACCCCACCTCCGATTGGTGAATTTACTTTCTGAACCACTCAGAGGAAGTACCTTCATTTATAGTTGTTACAGAAAAAAATATCCGCTTGTAATAAATGATTCAAGAAGTAACCAAGGCCAAGACTCGCTCTGACGCGCTCATGGAGTTTCTCGTGTTCGTGCTGTCTATTCTCATCAGCACCTTCCTTCTCCGTGTCGTGTGGAACCGCTCTCTCGTGAAACACATCTCTGTGCTCAAGCCCATCAACACTATGTTGGACGCTTTCATTCTCGCCCTCTCTCTCCAGATTGTACGTGGCATCTAAATATTTAGACATACTATTTCATTATTGATAAGTTGATACAATCAACTCTTGAATAATAAATGTTTACATCTCAGTGTATCCAACAATCGCTTTACCATTGGGATCCTTGATGAGTGGGAAAGCATTCATACCGTCACACCCCTCTTTCTCACAATCCACAAATGTGTGAGGCTTCCCATTCTTCTTCATATAATCCAACTGTTTTCGTGTCCAACCGCAGTTCATAGTACCGTAAACGGTCCACTTTTTACCAGTCACTGAGCCCTTGGTTCTGTTCCTGTAAATTAAGAACACAGTGAGAATAATTACTACACCAATTACAATTGTTGAGCGTTGCATATTTTATTATAGGTAAATATTAAAAATGTCCTCAACTGTATTCACCGTTGGAAATAAAAATGTGACACTCAAGTACACCAGGAAAATGCCCCGTGGTGAAGTTGAACGGATGAAATCATTCGTCACTAAGAATGGTGAGAAACTCGTCAAGACTCCAAAGTTTAGAGTACTCTCCCAAGTTGACGAGGGTACGAAGCGAGTCTTCAAGGTCGTGCTCTAACGATGCCAGGGCGTTTTTTGGGTTTCCCTTTCCCCGCCTTGAGAATGGCGATAGCCCTCGCTTTAGCAGACTCTTTGTTTACTGGTGTTTTTGGTTTAGGAGCCTGAATTTTTATGACAGGTTTAGGTTTGGTCGTGGGTATGGAAACCACATTCTTCTTCTCACCCGTAAAGAAAGGTTTCGATAGAACCTCCTTGAAGTTTAAATTTACAGTCTTGTTACCCCTCAACCTAAAATTCTTGACAGTGTTCGACCTACTCACAAGATAGTCTTTAGGTAGCAGGTTTTCGATGAATGTCTTTACCACTCGCTCTGTGCGCGTCCGTGGTTGAAGAACCAAGTTATGGATGGAATTCAGGAAGAAGTGTAAATCATAATGTTTGTCAGACTTTCTCGAGATGCCAATGTTCTTGTAATTGTTGGCATTGATGAGAGGATTCTTAATCCGAGGGAATACAGCAAATCCAAAATCAATTATGACAGCTTCGAACCCCGCATTCGAAATCGTAGACCCCATGATTTTCATATCCTTCACGGGGACTGGTCGAACGAGGATATTTCCAGTATGAAGATCGTGATGACGGAATCCTGGATACTTCTTTTGGATACGGTAGAGATTGTAGATTACCTGAGCCATAACGGATTTTATAGCGGGTAGAGAGGGTTGAAACCTCATCCATTCCCCCAACTCTTTACCCTTCACATATTCAGTATAAAGAATGTCCTTATTGTCACACGTCTTGTAGAGGTACATCTTGGGAACCCCAAAACTTTCCAATTTTTTTGCGATGGCAAATTCCATCTTTGGGTTTATTTCATCGAGAGCTCTTTTAAATCCCGCAAGTGGTAGATTGTTCGTCTTTTCAGATAATGATGGTGTTCTGATTTCCTTGTAAGCGATGTACTTTTCACATCCATCATCAATACATCCACGATACACCTTACCATACTGACCCTCGCCAAGCTTCACAGCACCCTTGGTCATGGTTCCATTTTTCCTTTTCAGCCAGAGGTGGGAGGCTGGGTCACAGGCCTTTTTACCCCTCAGCAATTTCTTCACCTGGGCGTTCATTATTATATTCGTAAGAAGATTGTTTCAACTTACGAATAGGGGGTGGCGACGAGTTCGTAGGACTCGGAACTTATATTTTTTTACTGGTCATCAACTTCGTCAACTTCCTCCTCCTCTTCGACCTCAACATCAACTTCCTCATCGGGAAGATTGAGACCCTGGAAAGCAAAGGAGGGAAGCTTCGCAGACTGCTCAAGAAGAACCTGCTGAAGGCGGATCGTCACACCGAACTTGTTGTCGATGAACCAAATCTGGTTGAGGTCAACGATAGCCATACACTTCTGCCCCTTCTCGACAGTGTCAAGAGAGACTGGCTGCTTGGACATAGAATAGGCTTCGGGAACAAAGGTGCCGTCAGGCTTGGTCAGAATCTTTAGCTTGATAGTGGAAGGGTACTGCTCCTTACCAGGGCGGATCATAGGCTTGTAGAGCGCCTCCTTGAGGACAGCCACGTTGAACTCCTTACCGAGCCACTCCTTCGAGTTGGCCGCGACAGTGTTTACGATGATGTCGTCGAGCTCCTTGAGCTTGTCGTGAACTTCCATAGCTTCAGCATTGTCACTGTCGAAAGAAAGATCGAGGGAATAGGAAGTACGACCAGTACCCTCGTCGGTAAAGGCGCTCAAACCATAAGGAGAACGCATGAAGGGGAACTGGATGTAGAGCTTCTTGTTGTCGCCGGCGTTGAGATAGACGGCTTTACCGCCATTCTTGTTTTTGCGAAGTTTCGAGAACTGCACGGAGGCAGCGGAGAATTCGGTAGATTGCTGAATAGAGAGCGACATTGTTGGTTGGTTATATCTATAGTAGGCGGCTTGACTTTAAGTCGATTTTTTTGTTGACATATATCAAAAGTAATCATGGGTCTATTTAAAGATTGTGGCTGCGGCTGCAACGGCAAGAAGCAGGAAGAGAAGTTAATCATTTCCATCATCTCGGGTCTCACATTTTTCATCGTTGCGAACCCTGAGACTTTCCGGATCGTCAGGCGAATCTTGGGTTCTTGGATCTCCACCCCCACTGGGTGCCCCTCGACCCTGGGTCTCCTCGTACACACCTTAGTGTTCATCCTCGTTGTTTGGGGTATGATGAACATCAAGAAGGAAAGTGTGTGTGGATGTGGTGGTAAAAAGAAGAAGAGTGGGTGCGGATGTGGTACCAAGACTGTTGTGGCTGCCCCTCCCCAAATGGCTGATGCACCCGATCCCGAACCAGAGTTTGGTGAGCCCCAAATCGAGTTGACCAACAGTGGTCGCACCCTCGAGCCTATGGACGTGTCCTCGGATGGAGTCCTTTTCAATTAAATAACAGCATTTTCCAGTCAATTTTGTAAATTGATAGCAAAATGTTTTAGAACTCCTCATCAAACCCAATCTCATCTGAAGTGTCGTCCATCTTTCCATAGTCACCCACTCGCTTCTCGAAGAAGTTGGTCTTTCCATCGAGGGAAATGTTCTCCATGAAATCAAAAGGATTTTTGGAGTTCCAAATAGGGGGTTGGCCAATCTGCTTGAGAAGACGGTCGGACACATACTCAATGTATTCAGACATTTTGTCGGAGTTCATACCAATCAGGTTACAAGGGAGTGCATCTAAGATGAACCCCTTTTCAATTTCAACAGCTTCTTTGATAATAGTGTGTAGTGTTTCAGTGGAGGGTTTGTTTCTGAGTTGTTTGAACAACTCGACCGCAAACTCCTGGTGAAGTCCCTCATCTCGGGAGATGAGTTCGTTACTGAAACAGAGACCGGGCATGAGTCCCCTTTTCTTAAGCCAATAGATGGCACAAAAACTTCCAGAAAAGAAGATACCCTCAACACAAGCGAACGCGAAGAGGCGTTCCGCAAATGGTCGGGACTTGTCGAACCATTTTAGAGCCCAATTCGCTTTCTTCTCTATGCATGGTACAGTTTGAATGGCTTCAAAAAGTTGTTTCTTTTCGGCACCATCTTTAATATATTTGTCAATCAACTTGGAGTAGGTCTCACCGTGTACCATCTCATTATGGGACTGGTAAGCATAGAATGATCGAGCCTCTGAGATTTGTACCTCATCAGCAAAGTTGTTGTTGATATTTTCAAATACAATTCCATCGGATCCAGCAAAAAACGCCAGGATATACTTTATGAATTTCTGTTCGTTATCATTTAGGGTCTTCCAATCATCCATATCTTTGGAGAGGTCAACCTCCTCGGCAGTCCAGTTGGACATTTGGGCCTTCTTATAGAGTTCCCAGAGCTCCGGATACTTCAGGGGGAAGACTGTAAAGCGATTGAGGGTTGGTGCAAGTATAGGTTCGTATTCGTCTTCGATGTATTCTTGAAATTGAAAGTAGTCTCCGATGTGACGTCCGTCAATAGATATCTGAGGGTAGGTTGCCGCTGATGGACCACAAGCTTTCTTGAGTTCTTCTTTGTCCACCATTAATTTTTCATAGTCAAGACCCTCTGATTCGCATAAGGTCTTCGCGTGGTCGCAATACTGACATCCTTCCTTCGAATAAATAGTAACTTTCATCTGTGATAA